AAGAACGCCTGCGACTGACTGCAGCCCAGGCCGAAGGGCAAGAACTGAAGAACGACATCACCAAACGGAAGTCGGTCCCTACCGAATTTGCCACCTTCGTGCTGTCGCGCCTGGCCGCTGAAATCGGGTCACTGCTCGACACGCTGCCGCTGACACTCAAACGCCGCCATCCAGACCTAGAGGTCCGGCACATCGAATCGGTCCAGCGCGAGCTGGCCAAGGCACGCAACCGGGCGGCGACCCTCGATGACCGCCTGCCTGGATTGCTGAATGAATATCTCGACACCGCAGATCAATGAACTGGCCGGGGCCGTGCGCCTCGGTCTGGTTCCGTTGTCGCGCCCGGTGCCGATGACGCCCGTTGAATGGGCGGATGAGAATTTCTACCTGTCCAGCGAGTCGTCCTATCAGGAAGGCCGCTGGGAGACGCTGCCGTTTCAGGTTGCCATCCTTAACGCGATGGGCAACGACGAGATCCGCACCATCAACGTGATCAAGTCGGCCCGTGTTGGCTACTCGAAGATGCTGCTCGCTGCGTCGGCCTACCAGATCGAGCACAAGCGCCGGAACATCCTGTTGCTGCTGCCGACCGATGGCGCCGCGGCCGGGTTCATGAAGGCCCACGTCGAGACGATGATCCGCGACGTGCCGAGCATCTACGCGCTTGCGCCTTGGTACGGCAAGAAGCACCGCGACAACACGCTGGACACCAAGCGCTTCAGCCACAGCAAGCAGCTCTGGTGCCTTGGCGGAGCCGCGGCGAAGAACTACCGCGAGAAGTCGGTCGACACCATCATCTATGACGAGCTGGCCGCATTCGAGCCGGACGTCGAGAAGGAAGGTAGTCCGACATTCCTTGGTGACAAGCGGATTGAGGGCTCGACCTTCCCGAAGTCCATCCGAGGCAGCACCCCAAAGATCAAAGGCACCTGCCAGATAGAGGCGGCGGCGAGCGAATCGCCCCACTTGTTCCGGCTGCATGTGCCGTGCCCTCACTGCCAGGCTGAGCAATTCCTGAAGTGGGGCGGCAAGGACTGCGCGTTCGGCATCAAGTGGGACGCAGGTAGCCCGGGCAACGCCTGGTACGTCTGCGAACACAACGCCTGCATGGTCCAGCAGCACGAAATGCAGGAGCAGCATGCCAAGGGGCGCTGGATCTGCGAGAAAACCGGCATCTGGACACGCGACGGGCTGGACTATTTCAGCGCTGACGGCGAGGTCATTCCGACGCCTGACTCAGTCACCTTCCACATCTGGACGGCATACAGCCCGTTCACGACGTGGGGGCGCATCGTTCTGGACTTCTACAAGGCCAAGGACGACCGCAACAAGCTGAAGACCTTCATCAACACCACGCTCGGCGAAACCTTCGACGAAGACGAGGGCGACAAGGTCGAGTGGGAGACGCTTTACGGTCGCCGCGAGGTATACCCGCAGATCCCGGCACGCGCTGTTGCGCTGATGGGCGGCATCGATACCCAGGACGACCGCTACGAGGGTCGAGTTTGGGCGTTCGGCGCCGGCGAGGAGAAGTGGTTGGTTCATCGCTTCATCCTGCACGGCGACCCTGCAAGCGAGGAACTGCGCCGCAAGGTCGGTCTCGAAATTCACCGGCAATTCATCCGGCCAGACGGGCTTCCGATGAAGGTCGACCGCTGGTGTTGGGACTCCGGCGGTCACTACACCGACGAGGTGTACGCAGAGAGCCGTAAGCACGGCGTGACATGGGTCATCCCGATCCGAGGCGCAAACACCTACGGCAAGCCGATCGCCAATATGCCGCGCACGCGGACAAAGGCGGGCGTCTACCTGACCGAAGTCGGCACCGACAACGCTAAGGAGCTGATCTACAGCCGCCTGCGTCTCGGCGTCGACACGGCGCGCAGCCAGGCCGGCGACATGCAGCCAGGCGCGATCCACTTCCCCGCCAATGACGACATCTGCGACGAGTCGGAGCTGAAGCAGCTCACGGCTGAAACCAAGCGGCTGAAGATCGCTGGTGGCCAGCGGGTTTATCGCTGGGAAGCGAACGGCCGGCGCAACGAGGCGCTGGATTGCTTCGTGTATGCCATGGCCGCGCTGCGTATCAGCCAGCAGCGCTTCGGCCTGAACCTCGACGCCATCGACCCAGCTTCACCTGAAACTCAATCAAACGACGAGCGCCCGCGGGTGCAGTCCTCCTACTGGAGAAAGTGATGGCATTCACGCGCGAGCAATACGACACGCTGAAAGCGGCCATCGCAGGCGGCGAGCTGATGGTTCGCTATGCCGACCGCAGCGTCACCTACCGGTCGCTCGACGAGATGATCCGCACGCTTCGGCTGATGGAAACAGATCTCGAACCGCTTCCCGATACAGGCCCGAGAGGGCGCACCTACACATCCTTCTCCAAGGGCTACTGATATGGGCGTGATCGACACCCTGTTTCCCGGCATGGCCGCGAAACGCGCAGAGTCGCGCCTGAAGAAAGCCAAGGCCGAGATGGTGACGCAGATGCTCGCCCGTCGGTTCGAGGGTGCGGCAGGCGGGCGGCGCAACGATGGATGGCGCGCAGCTGGCACAGACGCGAACGCCGAGAACGGGCCAGCCCTGACGGTGCTCCGCAATCGTGCCCGCGACATGCGCCGGAACAACCCCTACGCCGAGCGGGCAATCACCGGCATCGCTGACAACGTGATCGGCGCCGGTATCGTCCCGCGGCCAAAGGCCAAAAGCGCGCGATCGAACAAGAAGCTGTCCGCGACATGGGCAGCGTGGGGCGAAACCACGGCCTGCGACGCCGACGGCATTGAGAACTTCTATGGCTTGCAGCACAAGGTCATGGAGACGGTCGCCGAAGCCGGGGAGTGCCTGATTCGCCGGCGCCGCCGCTTCAGTTCGGACGGCCTGCCTGTCCCGATGCAGCTGCAGGTCATCGAGCCGGACTTCCTCGACGACGCCAAGAGCGCCCGCAACGGTGGCAATCAGATCATCCAGGGCATCGAGTTCGATGCGCTGGGGCGGCGCGTGGCGTACTGGCTGTTCGAAGAGCATCCCGGCGCATCCACTGGCCTGGTATCGACTCAGTCAAAGCGGGTTCCGGCAGAAGACGTGATCCACGTATTCATGCCTCGTCGCCCTGGGCAGGCCCGCGGGTATACCTGGCTCGCTCCGGTCATGCAGCGTCTGCGTCACTTCGACGAGATGGAAGACGCAGTAATGGAGCAGGCCAAGATTGCCGCCTGCTTCGCTGCGTTTGTCACTCAGGGCGATATGGGGGGCGGGGCCAAGGCGCCACCCCTGGTTGACCGCATGGAGCCTGGCCTGATTCAGCAGTTGGCCATGGGCGAAGACGTCAAGTTCGCCGCGCCGCCGACCTTCAACGGGTACAGCACATATGCCTGGCAGGCACTGCACGCAGTGTCGGTCGGCTTGGGCATTCCCTACGAACTGCTTACCGCCGACCTCAAGGGCGTGAACTTCTCCAGCGGCCGCATGGGCTGGCTGCACTTCGCACGCCGCGTCGATGTGTGGCAGTGGCGAATGATGATCCCGCAGCTGTGCGAACAGGTATGGGAGTGGTTCATCGAAGCGCAAACGCTGATCCCGGGCGGCGTGCTCGAGGAAGCTGGCGCCGAATGGGTGCCGCCACGCCGCGACATGGTCAACCCGGCCGAAGAGGTTGCGGTGCTCAAGGATCGCATGCGCCTCGGCCTGCTCACGCCAGACGACGCGCTGCGCGAGATGGGCTACACGGACCCGGACGAGGTACTGGCCCGGTTTGCAACACACCTTGGGAAGGTAGACGCCGCCGGCCTGGTGTTCGACTACGACGCCCGCAAGGTTTCCGCGGCGGGGCAGCAAACAGTCCCGCCACCCACAACCACCGAGAGCACCAACGATGACGGAAGCGACGATCAAGACGCTTGAGACGCCGATGCTCAGCCTGCGCGCTGCCGTGCGGCCTGGCTCAGTGGACATCGAGCAACGCACCGCCGAGTTGACCTGGACTACTGGCGCTAAAGGGCGCCGCTGGTCCTGGGATGTCGGCAGTTACATGGAGGAGCTGGAAGTCAGCGAGAAGGCCGTCCGGTTGGAACGACTGAACAACGGCGCGCCTCTGCTCAACGCGCATAGCGCCTACGACCTCGACGATGTGATCGGCGTTGTCGAGCGGGCATGGATTGAAGGCAACGAAGGCAAGGCGATTGTCCGCTTCAGCCAGCGGGAGGAGGCCGAGGCCATCTTTCGCGACGTGAAGGACGGCATCTTGCGCAACATCTCGGTCGGCTACGCGGTGCACCGCTACGAGGTGGCCGAGGAAGAAGACGACAAGCTGCCGACCTACATCGCTCGCGATTGGGAGCCGATGGAGCTGTCGCTGGTGCCGATCGGCTTCGACGACGGCGCCAAGATCCGCAGCGCCAAGACCCCGGCCGATTACCCCGGCCAGCGCTTCAACACGCAATTCGAAATCCGGGAAGCCGAACAGGCCCCCGAGCAACCGGCCGCCGTGGCCACTGAAACCCAAGAGGAAAACGAAATGACCGACGAATCCCGCGCGGCCGAAGATCAAAGCCAGGCCGCAATCGAAGCAGAGCGCAAGCGCTGCCTCACCATCCGCAGCATGGCCAAGAAGGTCGGCATTGCCGATGAGTTCGCCGACGATCTGATTGCCCGCGGCATCAGCTCCAACGAAGCCAGCGCAGCAATGATCGACAAGCTGGCCGAGCGTCAGGCTTCTGACCAGCCGAGCACCCGCAGCGCTCAGCCGACCGTTGTCACCTCCGGCGTCGATGCTTCTGTAATCGCTGCCAAGCGTGGCGCCATGCAGAACGCTCTGCTCGCTCGCTGCAACCCGAGCGTCAAGCTGGAAGACGACGCCCGCGAGTTCCGCGGCATGCGCCTGATCGACATGGCTCGCGAGTCAGTCGAGATGGCTGGCGGTTACGCCCGCGGCATGACTCCGCAGGAAATCGCCCGCGCCGCCCTGGGCTGCGACCGCTCCGCTGTCCGTGCCGCTGGCATGCACACCACCAGCGACTTCCCGATCCTGCTGGGCTCGACCGTCAATCGCACCCTGCGCGATGCCTACGCACTGGCTCCGCAGACCTGGCGCCCGCTGGGCCGTCAGACCACCGTGTCCGACTTCCGCGAAGTCAGCCGCGTGGCGCTGGGCGACATCGCCGCGCTGGAGAAGGTCAACGAGCACGGCGAGTACAAGTACGGCTCGCTGGGCGAAGAAGGCGCGCCGCTGAAGGTCGGCAAGTTCGGCAAGATCATCGCCATCACCTGGGAAGCGATCGTGAACGACGACCTGTCGGCCATGACCCGCATTCCGCAGGCCCTCGGCGCTGCTGCTGCTCAGACCGAGTCGGACACTGTCTGGAATCTGCTGCTCGGCAACCCGGACTTCATCGATGGCAATCCGGTGTTCGACAGCACCCACGGCAACGTGGCCGCCAGCGGTGGCGCGATCAACACCACTACCTTGGCCGCTGCCCGCGCTGCAATGCGCAAGCAAAAGTCCAAGGCCGGTCACTTCCTTAACCTCGGCCCGGAATACCTGGTCGTTGGCCCGGACAAGGAGCTGGAAGCCTACCAGTTCACCAGCTCCAACTACGTGCCGGCCAAGAACGCCGACATCAACGACAGCCGCAACGCTTCGCTGCAGGTCATCGTCGATGCGCGTATCACCGGCAACCAGTGGTATCTGTTCGCCGCTCCGGGCCTGGTCGACACCTTCGAGTATGCCTACCTGGAAGGGGAGCAGGGTGTGTTCACCGAAACCCGCGAGGGCTTCGAGGTTGACGGCATGGAGATCAAGGCTCGCCTGGTCTTCGGTGCTGCCTGGATCGACTACCGCGGCGCCTACAAGAACGCTGGCGCCTAACTCGCCGTGACCTGACAAGGGCGCCCATTGCGGCGCCCTCTCTGTTTTCTGTATCCCGAGGAGGGAACGATGAAGAACTTCATTCAACACGGCGACATGATCACCCTCGTGGCCGCCGCCGCCGTCACTTCCGGCCAGTTGGTCCGCGCGAACAGCCTGGTCGGTGTCGCTGCGACTGATGCTGCCATTGGCGAAGAAGTCGAGGTCAAGACCTCCGGCGTCTTCGAGGTTGCCAAGACCAGCGCCCAGGCATGGGAAGTAGGCCAGCCGGTTTACATGATCGCTGCCAGCGGCCTTGCCACCAATGTGGCCGGAACCGGCAACTACCTGATCGGCGTTGCCGTGAAGGCCGCTGCCAACCCGTCCGGCACTGGTGTCGTGCGCCTGAATGGCTCGATGGGCCATCCAGTAACGGCGTAAGGCCATGAGCTGGGCAGCGATGCGCGACCGGATGGACCGGAGCGTGCTGGCCAAGCTGAATGACGGGGTCGCGGAATACCGCGGCCCTGGTCAGCAGCCGCGCAACGTCACGGTGATGATCGAGCGCAACCTGGTGCAGAACGGACCCGAAGGGCTGTTCCGCTCCGATAGCACAGGCTTGAGCTGGCGCAAGGCTGAACTCGATGGCGTCCAGCGTGGCGGCATCTTCATCTTCGAGCGCTGCCGCTACGTCGTCGAAGACACCATCTCTGACGATGGCTACTTCGTCACCGCGGCCTGCATGGAGTCCCGATGAACATTCTCACCGAAGCGCGTCTGGCTCTTGTGGCCAGGCTGCAGACGATCACGGTTGCCAATGGCTACCGGACGAATGCGGGGCAGAACGTGAAAACGGGCTGGTTCAGCGAGGTGCTGGAGTCGGACTCGACGACATTCCCGCTGATCTGCTTGCAGAAGGCGAAAGGCGGAGATCCGGTCGAAGGGCCTGGCGTTATCCAGATGGCTCCCGGCTTCTACGTTATTGGCGCAGTCGATGCCGGCCTGGACGACTACGACGACGCGCTGGAAGACATCGAGCTTGACCTGATCCGCTGCCTAATCACGCCGAAGGGGCCGCCGATCAGCTGGATGCCGCAAGGCACGGTGCGCGTGTCACTTTCAACATCAGAGCACTTCCCGCCCGGTAACGGTGAAAGGGCGTCGAGCGTGATGCTCCCGATCCAGCTGGCACTGAACATCCGGCCATAGCGCCAAACCCCAACATCAAGCCCGCCGCGTGCGGGTTTTTTTATGCCTGAGGAAAACTCGCATGGCCAACTATGCATACATGGGCAAGGGCATTGTGTCCCTCACGCCTGAAGCCGGCGGTGATGCCGTCGACGTGGGCAACGTGTCCGCGCTCAACTTCAACATCAACGAGAACATCATCAAGCTGCCGAACTACCGGACAGCTGGAGGCGGCACCTACGCCCAGGTGAACCGCATCGAGTCGGTCGAGTTCACTGCCACGCTGCACGACCTGAGCCCGGAAAACCTGGCGATGGTTCTGTTCGGCACCGTGACCGAGGACGTACCGAACAGCAAGGCAACTATCGAGGCGCTGACCACTGGCGCGCAGACCTTTGAGATGGTCTTCAACGGCGTCAACGAGGCTGCCACCGGCAAGACAGTGACGGTGACCGTGCACCGCGCCAAGATCGGTGCAGCTCAGGGCCTGGGTTTCATCGGTGATGAGTTCGCCGCGCTGGAGATCACCGGCGAGGTGCTGATCGACACCAGCATCGTGACCGCTGGCCTGTCGCAGTTCTTCAAGGTCGAGATGGACACCATCGCCTAAGCGCCCGAGTCCAAGCCCATCGGATCGGTGGGCTTTGGCGCGTGCGCCGTGATATGGTTCTCATGTCTGAATAGGAGGGAGCCTGATGCGTAATTTCGGCTTAGTCTTTGCGGCGATCCTGCTTTCCTCGCAGGCTGGCGCGGCCACAATTTTCAAGTGCGTCGATAAGTCTGGAAAAGTCACGTTCACCAAGAACGCGAACTGCCCGAGAGATACAGGGCTTGAGGATGTCGTCCGCGCGCACAATGCAGCCCCGAGCGGATCTAGTGCTCCGGTACAAATGGCTACCCCCGCAGCGCCTGCCTATTCTCCTCAAGGCAAACAGCAGGCGCCAAGCAGAGGCGTTGCTGTGATTGGAGGAAGCGCGCCGCAGAGAGGGTGCGACACCGGCCTGTCTGAGCGAGATTTGCGGACTGCCAAGGTGCGGGGAGAGGTTGTCCCTGGCATGTCGCGAAAGGATGTGGAAAGCATGTATGGAGAGGTGAACCGAAATGGAAGCGCTAGAGGCGCTGGCGGTTCGACCTACTGGAACGACAAATACGTCGACATGACGCATGTCAGCTATGACGCTGGCGGGTGTGTCAGATCAACGTATCAGTCCGGCCATAAAAACTAGATGCCAAACAATCAACAAAGCCCGCTTCGGCGGGTTTTTTATTGCCCGAAGGAAAAGTCATGTCAGACCTGCAAATCCTGTTTCCTGAACCGGTCACCGTCGAGGTGATGGGTCGTGACGTGCAGATTCTGCCGGTGAAGCTGCGGCACTTTGAGCGTTATGGAAAGTCGGCCGGCGCCCTGGTCGAGCTGTTCAGCCAGGCCAGCGTTCAGCAGATCAACCGCTATGCCGCCACGCACAGCCGCGAGCTGCGCAAGGTTCTGCTGGCAACGACCAGCCTCAAGCGCTGGCAGCTGTGGTTCCTGCCAGCGACTGTCTCGATGCAGCTGTTCGTTGAGGTAGTGCGGGTAAATTCCAGTTTTTTCGGCGAAGCCCTGCCGGCAATGGTAAGGGCGCTGAGTGGGGCTCCGTCGTCCAGCGACTGATTGGCGCCGGCCATGCCTTGGCTGACGTGCAGGAATACAGCCTGCGGCAGATCGAGACATTCCTGGCAGCCATCGACGCAGAAGACCGAGCCGCTAACCGGGTTGCGCTGATCGCCGCGCGTGCGGCCAATGCCAAGCCCGAAGACTTCAAACGCTTACTCAAGGATTTCGCCTGATGGCTAAGGTCAAGACCGAGATCGTCATCGACGGCAAGAACAATTCGAAGAAAGCGTTCGATGAGGTAAACAGCCAGCTCAACAGCATGAACAAGCAGCTGGCCACGGCAGGCAAGGCGCTGATCGGTGTTTTCTCCGTGTCTGCGCTGACCGGCGCCGTGCGTGGCATCGCCAATGCGGCAGACAGCTACAGCCTGATGAATGCTCGCCTGAAGCTGGCGACCGGCTCTCAGGAAGAGTTCAACACCGCACAGACTGAGCTTCGCCGGATCGCTGCGGCAACTCAGACCCCGCTGGAGTCTCTGGCAACGCTGTACCAGCGCATCAGCAGACCGTTGAAAGAGGCTGGGCGTAGCCAAAAGGACATTCTTGCCGTAACAGAGGCGGTTTCGACTTCGTTTCGAGTATCTGGCGCTAGTGCGCAAGAAGCCGAGAACGGCGTGATTCAGTTTGCGCAGGCTCTTGGTTCTGGTGCGCTACGCGGTGACGAGTTCAACAGCGTTGCCGAGCAGGCTCCGCGTCTCATGCAGGCGCTGGCTGATTCGCTGAATGTGCCGATTGGATCGCTCAAAGAGATGGCCGCGCAAGGGTTGCTGACTGCCGATGTGGTGACCTCGGCGCTGGTTAGCCAGCTTGGCGTCCTGCGCAATGAGGCCAAGTCTCTGCCTGCTACGGTTGGTGGAGCCTTAACAGAGCTGTCCGACAAGTGGAACGAGGCCATCGGGCAGGCTGATACCGGCCCGCTCATTGAGGCAATCGAGCGGATCGGAGACACCATTTCTGACCCGCAGATTCGTGACAATCTTGCTACTTTGGCTACAGCTCTCGTTCGTGTTGCTGAGGCCGCAATCAAAGCGGGTGCCGGCTTTGTCAGCTTCGGCCAGGATCTTGGGTATGTCGCTGCCAGCCTGAGCAACAACGTCGCGGAAATTGATCGCGCCAACAAAGAGATTGAGTATCTAGAGGCTGCGGCCAATGGTATTGGCCTGCTCGACCTTTATATGAGCGACGATTCAATCAACAAATCG